TTGATATTTACTGAAATTACATGTCACCCTAAGACCTGCTTATAGTTCGGACTCAGGACGAACTGGGCTGCACGTCTTTTGGATGACAAGCTTTGTTACTAAAGTTTTTCCTGAGGGACTGCTGAGCCTCTTCCTAGGTCTCCAGCAGTTCCTGTTCCCACTACTGGGCCAGCGACCTTAGGCGCATACTTTGGGTTTTCCGTAGCTTCATAAGCCTGCGCTCGGGTACGGACACCAGCTTTAATAGTTCTATCCCAATCAAGCACACAGTACCCACCGTCCTCTGTTTTATGGAAGGCCGCTCCTGCGCGTACCTTTTCACCACATTGAGGGCAATAGTCTGCTCGTACCTGCTTGTTGTGCCAGCTGTAGGTTTCTCCAAAATACTCAGCAGCCGCATGGTGCTCAGGGCTAAGTATTTCCCTAAGGTTTGCTGGGTTTGATACTTCTGTTGCCTTGGCTTGATCCAAAAGATGACGGTAACGCTTCTCTAGGCGTTTACGTGCCGCTAAAACTTCTTCAGCAGTTGGAGCCTCCCCATAAGGATTCTTGTAAGCTTTGTTACTAGGCCCATTGAGACTCCAAAACAATCCCTTGGCACCTAAATCATTGGTTCCACCTGAAGTGCTTTTTTCAATGAACGCATCTTGGTTAATCCCAAGATTATCAGGGTTAATCATGTCTGTCACAAAGCGGCGCGTGTCTTGTACGAAGAAATCTACTTCGTTTGAATCTACGTTTCCCTTCGGCAGGTTTAGGGGCTGCGGAAACACGGCAACCAATCTATACTCCTCACTAGGCAAACGTCCTTTGAGTTTCATCTCAGAAAACAAAGGAGGACGAGAAACTACATGCTCTTGCTCCGAAATGTTGTACACATAAACTAAATAGTCGGGTGGGCGGCTAAACGCATAGTTCTGACTACCAAATACTGAAAAACCATCGTTATGTGCTGTGGTCTGGCTTCTACTGAGTCCTTCACTATATTTTACTGATGCTTGTACTTCTGGCATTATATCTCCTTGAGTCTAAGTTGCTCGTCTTCTGAGTTCTGCTTGTACTGTTGGGGAATTCTGGTCTGGATTAGCCAAACCTTTCCCCAAGGATTTAGCATTAAACATCATTTTGTTCCAATTTCTCTGCATGGACTCTATTTTTTTGTCTATAAGTGAGGTTCTGCACCCTTGTTTGGTATATGACACAGGGTTTCCCCCAAAGGGAACCTTATTGTCGTGCATTACGTCCTCAATCATACTAATATCTGCTTGATCTTCTTTGTTCTTTTGATCTTGTAAAGCTGCCTTAGTTTTTTCCCAAGAAATTTCCCTAGCCTGAGTAATAATGGGTATGACAGTCTCCAAAAGGAAAGAATTTAATGGCATAGCTTCAAAGTAAAGTTTATTGCCTCGGCGTTCACTCCAACGAAGATTATACAAAAGCTGGTATCGCCCTGAGTATGGAAATTCTCCTAGGTCTTGTAGTCCTGTGTCTAAATCGTGGTTCATCACATAATAGCTCTCAGGGGTTCCATAATGAATTGCTGGATGCCACTGAAGTAGTGCCCAACTTGGTGTGCCGCCCCCCACCAAAAGATCCCTATACCCTCTAAATGATGGTAATCCTTCTACGTCCCAAGCTCCTCCGGCACGGTACAGGGCATGCTCATCTCCCCCCATTGACCACACGAGGCGAAAATTTGGTTCGTCGTAAGGATTTAAACCCCCCACTTCCGTAAGCCTCTGCTGAAATTCTTCTGGGCAAACATAGCATTGGTACTCAGCTGTAGGACTAGGCATTTATCTTTGCTTCCTCTTCCGCTTTTTTCCTTTGCTCTTCTAACTCTGCAGCTTTCTTGGCAACATAAGCATCAAGTTGCCCCTTAGTAACTCCTAGGGTTTCACAAAGGAAGTTTCCAACAAGGGCCTGAGTATCAACAGCGCCAAACAAGTAGTCTTGGTTCTGACCAATCTTGTTGAAGGCCTTCTGTAGTTCTCTGCGAGATGGGGGGTTGTCCCAGAATTTATCGAAGGCAGGTTGAATCAATTCACTAGGTTCTCCCATCGTAAACCCCCTGAGTAAGGTACATAGTACGCAATGAAACTAACAAAGTTTTAAACCAAGACATTTGCTTAGGATGCTCTACAGTACGTATATCCTGTACACGAACCACTCGTAACCCTTCTTCATCTGCCTCATAGTTCATCTGTACTGCATCACACATTTTCTTAGTCTTTTCTGTTGGTTGTTTATAAACCTCTGAGTTGTAATCACCGAACGTCACGCGATCACCTGGGCGTACAATTGCACCCATTGGTACCTTGAGTCCACCAAGAACTACGAACTGCCCCACTGCTAAGACAATCCCTATGTTGTTATGCTGCCGATAGGCATAAGGAATTACGAATCCAGTTTCCTTGTTTCTTAGACTTCCATCCTCAAGAATTTCAAACTTCTCCTCATCCTCTGGAATGCGCTTAACTAAGATACGGTCAAGAATTGTAGAAGGATCTGAATACTCCTTATCCTGAAACTTTTTCTCTGCCTTCTTTACAGGTTGAGAGTCATAGGTGTGTCTTTTATCTACTATAGATATACCGCTGGCAATATCTTGAGCCTCGTCTGTGTCCACAGCCTTAAGGTCTGGTAAAGCTTCCCCACGTTCTCTCTGCACTAAGTATTGAGCCACTTCTACTTGGCTTAAACCATACTTCTCGGACACAATTTCTGGGCGTACAGCTAGGTCATGCTGAAAATCACTAAGGCCAGCCCCAGTGGAAAACTGAGCACTGGCATCACCTCTTGCTAAACGATCCCCTACTGGCATTTCTGAGTTCTCCTGAGTCTAGGTTCTAACACTGGGTGCCACTCGGTCTTCAACTTGTAATGCTCTGCGGCTGCATGGTGCTCCGGTGTAATTCCCAATTGAAACTTTATACGGTCTTCAGCCATTTGCTTAAGCTGCTTAGGTTTATACTGAGCATAGTACTTAGTCTTCTTAAACTCACTAACCAATGCTTTTACTTTCTGGTTAAAAGACATACCTGTTACAAAAATTTTAGTACCAACTTGCTCCAGAAGCATTTTGTAACGCTTAGCCATGCGTTTCCTAGCTGCATCTATTGCTTCTTTAGGAGGAGGATTTTGTAATGACCAGAAAACTCCCTTTGCTCCTAGGTCTCTTCCTGGGGAAGTGATGTATATTAACTTAACATCTTGGTCTAGGCCTAAATTGTCTGGATTTATAAGATCCATTGCAAACCGTCTACCATCCATAAACACAAACTGAATTTCTCCATTATCCACATTTTCTTTGGGCATCTTCATTGCCATTGGAAAACTAGTGTACACAGAGTATTTCTCTTCTAGAGTTCTTCCTGGTATCTTAACTACTTTAAGTACTGGGTTATCAACTTCAAAATCCATAGTACTTACGTTGTATACCCACACCCTATTGAGATAATTATACTCTGGCACATTTGCAAATACTGGAGAAAAAGCATGCCCCCTATTTAGCCCTGAGGTTAATTCTCTACTATACCTAATAGAACATACAGCTTCTAGTGGCTCTTCTTTTTCTTCTACAGGCTCCAAAGGCACAACTTCTGGTTCCACCTTGGGCTTTTTCTTAAACCACATCTGAGTCATCTCCTGAGTCTTACTTTTATGCCCACGGCGGGGTTCACACTTTGCATACAGGGAACCCCGCAGGGCTAGTCTGTCCCTGTATAGATATGCATCCAAAGGAACAGAAACTTATGGTTTCGGTGTAAGCGGAACCGTTGGCGTACTATTAGTGGTGGGAGTGCTATCACTTCCTTTGTTGTTGTTTTGTATAAACATATGCCCACCTAAGAATGTCAAAATACTTCCTGAGAACGTCACAAAAGATGCATCGAGTCCGTGCCGTAAATACACCACCGCACCTACAAGGAACATTACCAAGCCAATCGGTAGGTGACCATTGCTTCCAATGTCATCCATAATTTCTGAAAATCTACTCATACTTATTCTCCTGAATCTTTGTACGCTCTCTCCGCGCAATCTTAGGTCTTAATCTCTTAAAATTCCACTGCCCTATACCAAACATAAATGCAACGAACATCACTGTATATATTAGGAATTCACGCATGGGAGTTCCTGGTTGCATTCTTTACACCGTGGGTTTAACTTGCTTCTTAGTCCAATCTTTTGGAACTTTTCAACCTCAGACTTCTGCCATTCATCATAATTAGCAAGATCTGCCCATCCATAAGGAATAGCTGCGTTTTCTATACGGCTAATTTCCCGACCCTCATACATTAGGCGTATAAGAGACATGGGATAGTTTTGCTTAAGTACTACAGGTATACCCATGAGTGTGTGTGGGGTAGGCTTAAATAATTCCTTAGTATCTTCAATGTCAAAAGGTTTTGTCTCATCATATTCTATGTAAACTTGGGTACCCATCTCTATAGCCCTAAGTTCCAAGGCAAATACCTGCGCCGGGTGCATTTCCCACTGCAATCCTGAGCGCATAAGTAACAAATCTATGTTACCGGGAGCAATCATAGCTCCTGACATATTTAAATAAAAGTCGTTCACTGAGTCATCTCCTCATGGCATTCTGGACAAGGGTTAGCCTTAGGAACGCCATGCCCTAAATCATCTAGCTTATCAAATACCCATAAAATACAAGACCAACAAGGGTCATCACCGCAGCACTGCCCATTGCAATCACCACCACACCACAAAGGGTTGTGCCCAGCATCACTGTGAGGTAAGTCATGCTCATTAGGGTTCACTATGGATCTCCTGAGTCGTTACCTTGTACCTAAATGGTACACGAATTGGACTATAGTATACCTTCCTGTAATGTCCTTGTATTTCCCTGAGAATTCCCTCTTGCAAAACCTTAACCGTTAGGTCAGTTATATCCTGTATAGTTATACGTTTAGTTTCCGCCATCCTGAATCTCCTGAGCCTTACTATGACTCTTCTGCCACTTCCTTAGGTATGCCAAGGCTTTCCCTAGCCACGTACCGGAGAAAGGGGTAACAGTTCCTTGTTTAAGCAAAGACTCCACGTGCCCTATACGTATATTGCACCCCGGACAAAGAAGCCCTCGTAAACACTTTCCACATGAAAAAGTTGAATCACAACAACTATGATCGTGATCAATACTTAACCGCCTACCTTCTTCTGGTTGTCCGCATAGGGCACATCCATTGTTTTGTAATGCTAATGTGTCTTTGTAAAAACCTTTGGGAGCGTGGTGGCTTCTAGTGTTTCCAAGCTTATCATACTGGTTCTTAGTTTGTTCTGCATCAGCCCTCTTACACAATCTCCGGCCCGGTCTAAACTTCTCTTCGTGTTCAAATTGTTTATGCCAGAAACACCATTTCTTTCCTTCGGCTCTGGCCTGCTGATACATTTCTGTTGTAATTCCATACTTCTCTAAACGAGAAGAAGTTCTATGTTGTCTCAATGTTCCTCCTTTACAGGAAAGAGTCGGGAGAGGGTAAAGGCCTCTCCCTTCTCAAATTTACTACTATAATCAGAATAACACAGTTCATGTGGCTGTGTCAATAATGACTATACTGTTGGGACCGCCGCATTCTGTACGTACAGACCAGCGCGGGGCGCGGCATTGGCCAAATTAAAACAAGTGTTATATGCGAACATATGACTCGTTAAATATGACGAAGTTCCGCTTTGACCGTTAATATCAGGAACGGGCGCAACGACGTTGCCGCCGCCAAAATCGTAAAGCTCCAATGGAGAAAGCTCACCGATATACCAGTTATCCAACACTAACAAATCCATTCTGTTATTGATCGCTGTCCATGATTTGTGATATTTCCTGCCGCAAAAAGTATCGGAGAAATATTTCTTTCCCATGTCCAACGTCTTATCGCCCTTAATATCTTGGGCGTTTGCAATCTGCCAGTTATGTTATGAACAAAGCGTTTCCCTTTGTTCTCCTATGGTTGCCCACAGGCTCAGACTATATCATTACCCCGTTGGGGTATCGAGTGCTTCGATTCCACTTGGAATCTACTTCCTTTCGGAATAGTCGTTGCACCTTCGAGCCTTTCGGCAAGCTCGGCTCAGGATTGTCCACTTGGGAGTTCCCCTGAATTCTCTCGATTTTCATACCGTGTTTACACTACGGTAGACGCTATGTGACTAACGTTATACATCAAATTACTCTGTGCGAATGCTTGCTCAGGTGGGCCATACCAAATGCCTGACTTAATGCTGTCGGCATCTGGGCCTAGGGCGCGTCCTAGGAGTACTTCTGCTCGTTGCCCGATGCCTGGGGTCAAAGCTGCGCCAGCCAAGTTAATGGTTGGGGTGCTCAAACGACCAGGATAAGCATTGCGATTCAATCCGCCTATAGTTCCAGTGTTGCTATTCACATCCCAAGCCTTAATACCCAGAATGGAGTTACCAGCTCCATAAGTTGCGCCAGCCACAACGATGTAATCGGTAACAACTACGTCGGTAGGGAGAGCGGTACTGAAGTACAAAGTATTGCTTGGGCCATCAGAATAGGAGATGGTCGCAGTTGTACGTCCACCTGTACGCTGAACCCCGCCAGTACTGAAGAACTGAACTACTTGCTGATCCGTAAAGGCCACAGCAACGTTCACTCCTGCGATACTAGCAGTTTGTGAAGCAGGGGAACCACCAGAAAGCACAATGGCCGCAGTGCTAGGAATCTGGTCAATCATACCAGAACCATCGGAGTTGATTAGACCCTCGATGCCTTGCATAGCCGCATCCAAGGAATTCTTCATCTCCTGGGCTTTTACTGCAAACAAACCTTTCTGCTTACTGTCTGTTGATGCCTGGGCCAACCAGGAAATTTCACCACATTATTACTCGCAAATTGCGGGGTACAGTCATTTCTGCTGTACTCTGCATATCACTATGCAGGTTGGACTATAACTTCTTCAGCCGTTACTGAAGGTTGTCGTTTAGTCTCTACGGTTAATTCAGTACCATAGTTTCTGTTCATATCTCGAACAGTCTTGATAATTTGTAAATCTCTTTCTGTGATTTCTTTAACTCTTTGCCCCTCTTTTCTGCGTTCCAGATATTCAAGGGTCAACTTGGCTTGTTCCTTTTTACCACCAAGGTGCTTGCCAATCACATTTAGAAAATTTTTAGCACTATCTATGCCTTGTATATGCACAGCGTAAGGCTTTTTCTTGGCTTTAGGATTCCACTCTTTTTTAGGAGAAAAAACTTTATACCTAATAGGGAGTTTATCCAAAAGAGATGTTACACTTTTAATTATCAGTGGGTTGGAATTTGCTACTGCGCAAACAAATACCACAGGGGAATGAATAACATTCACATTGGTTTTGCTCTTATGGTAGACGAAGGTAATTGTTCCTTCACCATCCATTATGCCTGCCAAATATCCAACTTGCAAATCTGATAATTTCTGATTTCTTACCACGGTATTATCTACACCCATATTTACCTCCATGGAATGCTAGGTCTTCACCGTTACGGACAACTTTTAAACGCCCATGAAATTTTAGACGTTGAACAGATACACGGGAGCCAGAGCAAAGGAAGCCCATTGGCTACCAGTTCCCCGGTTCATTGAATCTGCGTTGCCAGTGCCTTGGCTAATTGCAGCACCAGCCTGTACCCGGAAAGGTACTCTGAAGCTTGGTCTCTGCACTCCACCAGCGTTACTTTGGTTGGACACAGGGATCTTCGTAGCTTCGTTTTTGCAGCCTTGTTATTGCACCCACCTTGGGCACAAGTGTACTCATTTCTGATACACTCTTACAGTTTTATTCCTATAAGCTCAGACTATTGCATACCTGCTCATAACAAGTTCTTCTCGCTTAGTCGTTCACGGTGATTTAGAAATTGTATACCACTTTTTCTAAATCTTTCGCCTCGTTGCCATCTCAGGGTTCGAGTCAATCAGAGAAGATTTAACCATGTCCAGTCTTCCGAAAAAACATGGAGTATGCTGTGGTTCCATGAAACACTAGATCCAGTGTTTACGCCATAGCATTATGTTTTACAATCCCCAATCTAGTTAAAAGGGATTTCCTTAGCAAATGCATCCAATTCTACAGCTTCTACAGCGGCCTCAAGTAGGGCCATATAGTTATTGCCTTATTTACTGCGGTTAACCTCACGTATATATAGTGCACATTTCTGAACGCACACCGAGGCTTTTCCACTGAGTCGTTCTCTATCGCTTATCCTTGCTTTGTCGTGTCAAGTTTGTACGTCTTTTGGGACGAAATCCGACAAAGCCTATCAAAGGCCAGAAATCTGAGCTATGTAGCTCCTTAACCACTGTGCACCTAAGGTCTGCTGCTACAGATTTTCTTAGGACTTACGCTACAGTAGTTAAGGAGATACACGGTATCTCCATTGCAACTAAATTATTTCTAACGCAGTGCCACACTTGTCACAAAATTGTGCTGTTGTAGCCTCGTTCTCTGGTGTTTGCTTTTAAAAAGAAAATCCACATCTTCTCTAAGTAGTTTAGCTCCTCTTCGTTAGAAGCTTTCTGCAGCTCTTCTATATAAAACCCTTCTTCTCCATATTTTCTAATGGAATTGTATAAAAGACCTTTTTTACCGTTTCTAGAGCTTGCTAAATGCCTTGCCCAACGGTGCTCCAATGATTTGGTAGTTTTGCCTACATAATATTTACCGTTGTCTTTATTGGTAATTAAATAGATTACCATATAATCCCTCCAAGGATCGCTCAGGGGAATGTTGGAGCATTCCCCATCGCTAGCTCAGGTTTATAAGTCCTGAGATGTTTTTTACTAAAGAGTTTGGGTAGTAGCGCCAATGTCTTGTGCCTGTACATTGGCAGATGAGTTTCCTGAACCTGCCCACTGCACAGTGACTGACGCTGTAGGGCCAGTTCCAGAAATAGCTGTAACTACGCCTACAACAGTGGCTCCATCTCCCACGTTTATGGGTTTACCCGCTCTATCAACTGCTTGTGCCATAAGTTTTTCTCCTTAACGTTTACTTGCGCCAAGTTACAAAGCGCACTTTATTGTCTGTGGTCTTAACAAAGCCTTTGCCAGTTACCTCCAACATAGTAAGATCACTGGGAGAGTACTCTTTTCCTGCAACTCTTATTGTATCTCTTACTAAATTTTGTGGTTTTACAGCAACATAAACTGGCTTCCCTGTAGATACACTGGTGTCGGTAATTTTTGTTTCCTTATCCTTCTTGACAGCGGCGGCAGCTACACGTCCAGCTGCACTACCACCCTTAGCATATCCTGGGTAACGGCTTTCAATAACCTGTTTAACAATATCAGCCCCATTATTTGCTAAGAATGTTTTGTGAATTTCTTGGATCTTAGCTTTATCAGGTACCTTAGCACCCCACTGGGCCTTCATTGCAATTTGATATGACTTGTCTGCTTCCAACGCACTATACAATGCCTGCTTAATTCCATTGCCTAAATCAATCTTCCATGGAGCATGCCCACCATCAGCACCCTTTTGTGGCATTCCTTTGAAAAATGGCATGGAAAGATATGATGTAAGCTCTTTCCCTAGGGACACATTGCTATGGCTATCTAATTCCTTGGCAACCCCTTGTTTAAACTCAGTAGCTTTGGTTTGTTCTGCTTTGGTCTGCTGCTCAGTAAATGCCTTACGATCTGCCTCTAACTTCAAACGCTCTGGATCAACTTTGGTGGCAGCTTCCTTACGGTTCTTTTCTTCCGATTGCAAGCCTTTGATCCACTCGTCCATATCCTTAGTGATTTGCTCAAGAGCCTGAATACCCTTAGTATCACCTTTGTACTCAGCCTTTGCCAGCTCTTCTTTAGCAATTCCTAGATATTTTCCTAGGGAAGCCACGGCATTAGGAAGCCTAACTGTTTCCAAGCCTGCAAGGAAATGTGGGGCAATTACTTCATAGTACTGATCTGCATTGTTTTTCTTAAGCGTGTCCAACCCACCGGATGCGAGTTTTGGCAACGCATCTAAATGGTTTTCAGTCTTTAAGTCATCTACAATGTTATCCCAAATCTTGGGGTCTCCAGCGTGCAACAGCTCATCAGACTGCTTAATATTCTGAATAATCCCTTGGGTACTTTCCCAGCCTTCTGCGCCCCCAACAGCGTCAATAAACGCCTTGGCTTCTCTCGCAGATTGCACCGTGGGGAAAGTTTTGGCATAGGCTTCTCTACCAAAGTGGTCTTCTCTAAAAATCTTAGCCGCGCTAGCGTGCTTAGGGTCAGTTTTTAAAAACTTTAAAGCCTCGCTGAGAGTTTTTGGTGTATTTTTATCCTCAACTGGCTCTTCACCTTTTCTGGTTGTGATTTTTTCTTCAGATTTTACTGAGTTATCTACAACTTTTTCTGAGTCTTTTTCTTCCTCTACAACTGGTTGCTCTGTTTCTGTTCCTGAGTTATCTACAACTGGTTGCTCTGTTTCTGTTCCTGAGTTATCTACAACTGGTTGCTCTGATCCTTCTGCTATTGCAAAATCAATTATCCCCACATCTTCAGCCATGAGTCTTATTCCTTCTTGTTCTTGTTTTTACTTCTTCGTTTTCTCTGTGCAATATTTATGCACTCTCTGCAGGCCCTATCATCCCTGACATTATCAGGGGTTCTGGCATGCCCTCTGAGACACACATTTTTCTTCCTGCTTTCGGCCCAATCCCTTAACCTGCTTAAATGGGTTGCAGAAAATTGTATTCCCATTCTCCCTTTTGAAATGTTATCTCTATGGGTCTTAGATTTGGGTTTTCCTAGAGAAGCCTTACTCATTTTCTCTCTGGATTTTTTACTCATCTTTCGGCCCTGCATAACACTTGAGCCGCCTAGTGCCAAGTTATAGCCTTTTGGTTTTAATGTTTTTAATTTATTTATATAAAACTTCTCTTGCTTATCTAACTCAGCTTTGCTAGTACATGTTTGCAGAATCTCTGTTTTAAAACTATCTTTTCCATGCTTTTTTATAGCTCTGTGGAAATAAGACGCTTCTCCCCTATAAGCATCCCAAACATGTTCATTCCATCTTCTCTTTATAGTTCTGTAAGTTTGTCCTATGTACTGTTTACCGTTTACTAAGTTCGTTACCAAATACACTATCATACTTTTCTCCACGAAAGATCAAGTCAAGGAGTGTTCGTGGCACTCCCTGACTCTAGCCCAAGGTTCGATGCCTTGAGGTATTTTTATTTAGTCTGAGTCTCTAAAAAATGATGCCTGTTCCCATAGCTTCGGATACTTAAGATCCAAAGACTGCGGCTTCTTCTTTACCAAAGAGTACTTCAGTTGAGTATTTTCCATCTTCGTCAACATAGATACCAATGATACCCCCGGTGTCCACCGAGGTTTCTGAGCTTTCTGGTCTTCCATCTTTGTTTCCTCTTATTAGGTTCTCTATCGTCACGAGGTTGCTGTTATGAGTGAAGTATACAGTTCCTTCTGTACGTAGCTCCTTTTCAAAGAATTCTTGAATACGTGTTTCTAAATCATCTAATGCTTCTCCCTCAGGAATTACTTTCTTTGGGTGATCCACATAGTAATTTAGTATATCATTGTATTCATCTTTGTTTTTCCCACTCAAAAATCCAAGATTCCAGCTTATCAAGCCTCTTTCTTGTACAACTTCTAAACCTAACTTTTCTGCTAAAAAGTCCGCTGTTTGTAGTGCTCTAAGCATTGGAGATGAAACGATCTTCTTAACAAACCCCTTGTGCTCCTTAGCAACATCCTCTGCTGCTTTCTTTGCCTGCTCTATCCCTGCCTTATCCAAAGGAGGATCGAGCCTGCTACGGAAGCAATTATCTTTGTTTACAGTAGTAGAGCCATGGCGAACGCAAATGCCTACTAGTGTCTTTGTGTTCGCCATAGCCTGTTATCTCCGTAATTGCCTTGGTTGTTGCTGCTGTTCCTGCCCCGGTTGTGGCGTAGGTTTATTTCCTCCGTCATTAGTCAACACGTCGGGAATTGTTTTAGCATATATCTTCTCTTGTAGCATGTCCTTCGTATGCTGAGCAAACGCTTGTGGAGGTGCCTTTATTCCAGACTTAGCTAAAATTTGAGAACTCACCTCTGGAGGAAGCTTATCAATTGCTCCGCTAAAGGATGCAGGCTTCACTGGAGGTGGGGGAGCATTTTGTGCTGCTAATTTTTTAGCAACTGCCATGTGTTCTGTTCTGTGTAACATAGCATTTGCATAACCAGCTTTTTGTTGCGGTGTACCGTATTTAAACTTCTGTCCCTCTGGGCCGTTTCCCCAGTCGAACAAAAATGCAGCCTCAACCACATGGTTTTCACTGTCATCCTGAGCAACTGGAACGCTACTAACCATTGGTGGTAAGCTTTGCAGCATTTGTGTAACTTGGGCAACCATTGCCCCAGCTTGTGGAGGAACAGGTTGTCCTGCCAATTGACTTTGTTGCATGCCCTGCGTTGCTTGCGCCAGTGCCTGTTTGCCTTGTAGAACCTTAGGGTTATCCTGAGGCCCAGAACGTAGCAACAGCTCCAGTTCACACTTCTGTTTAGTGACAGAGACTGCTCCGGGAACCTTGAATTGTTTCATGCGTATGCCATCGGCTAGCGCAGAAATATTATCAGGACTCATAAGCCAAGCTTGAAGCATTGGGTTTTGGGAACTGGCATCAATCATGTTAAGAAGTTTCATTTCCCGTTGTTCCCAAGACTCAGGAATACTAGGGTTAGACTCTGGATAACACAATACATTGCCACGCAAAAGATTAGCACTATTTACATTTACAATTCCTCTACCGGGAAGGTTCTGAGAAATCCTCTTACCATCTCGACATTCTGCCGCGCATTTAACTGCTTGTTTAGCAGCAACTGCAAATAAATCCTGAATAGAATTCCAAGGACACCCAATGCGTTGCAGGGCTGAAGAGTTTTGTAACAAACCATTGGTGGCTGTTTGCTCTCCAGTAGCTGCTCCGAATAACGATGGGAGAGCCCCAGAAGTTTCTTCAGACAACCCAGTTATAAACCACTTAATAAAGTCTGCTAATGCAGCCTGTGGTTGTGGTGTGGGTTCCACCATTATATACTGCTCTGTAGAAGCCATTCCGGGTTGTGGTTGGAACGGGCCACTACTGCCGGGTACATTTGGTTCCTTCTTCATAGCCTCCATATCAAAAGCTTCAGCATTGTACCATTTCTTAGGTACAGTGCGTTTGAAAAAGTCATCCAATAGGTCTACCCAGTCATTGATTCTTTTTTGAATAGAAATCAAAGCCGATCCAAGAGATCGTCTATTTTGTCCCATACCAGAAAATGCGTGTCCTATTGCTAGGTGATCATCCATGCTTTCATTTCTAGCAAATGCCAATTCAGACCCGGCCTTAACCATAAGACAGCCGTTGGGAAAGTTCTCTAACAACTCTGCTCTGGCCGCATCGTTTACTTGTTTGTCCAAAAACATAGATGGCCTAAGCCAAGTAAACTTTATAGTAGTCTGTCTAGATAATGAATCTCCAGTTACATAAGCACCCAGCACCGCTTGGCGTACATTTTGACGCGCAATACGATCCAACTGAGTGTCTGACTGCCCATCGGTGCCGGGGTTAATCTTCTCAGCAATCCATGGGAACATAGCTTTAGCAATGGTAACGTCTACATCTAAAGAAATTTGTGCCCAAGGCATGTCACTAACTAAGTCAGTGGCAATAGGAACTTTATGATCTAACACACCAAAAGCTTTGGTTACTTCCATGCCTAATGGCTTTTGGTTCTCATCTACTACTCCACCAAGAATATCATCTAGATCTTCTCCGTTTTCTTCATCAGGAGATTCTTCAGAATTTTCCTTAGTAACCGCAGACTTCTCTGCGTCTAATACATTGTCCTCTTCATTTTGTCCTGTGGGTTCTGCGCTGGGAGGCTCAAGCACATTCTCGGGTACAGTGGGGGCTTCCTCAGGTTTTTCAAAGCCATATTTCTGGGCATTTAATTCATAGTATGTCCACAGGAGTACCCGTTCATCATTCCAGAATATTCTAGCGCATTTCACCAGCAAATCATGGAGATTATTGTTACGTGCCCAAATATCTTTGAAGTTATTAGCTTCTTCAGTAGCCACAATGTCAGGCCCGTACTCAGGGTTGTCAGGAAAGAATTCTACCTTGGGTATTTCTCTGGACAAGGCAGCTACTATAATGTCGCCTTTGGCCCCATAAATATTTGTATCATACGTAGTACTATTTGAGTTTTTATCTGTACCAAAA